GGGTTTATATGTAGTAGAGGGAATAAAGTGTTTTTTTCTAAATCTAATTCAAACACGTCACCTGTGCTTACTGTTTTGATTTGTAAATGATTAGTACCTAATTGTACTAAAGTATCTACTAAATTATTATACGTTTTGTTTTGTACCATAATTTGTTTTTTGTGTTTCGTTTAAGTCTGTTTCATAACTTAACCAAGTCAAACATTCATATAAACCTAATTTTGTTATTCTTTCTAAATTTACTATTTCACCGTTTGTTAATCTATACATCACGCCAAACCAACCCCATTTGTTTGCAAATCTTTCGTCAACTGTTGCTTCGCCTTCTCTAACTTTTTGCTCAAATACAACTGCAAAGTTGTCAATAGTTCTTTGCCTAAAGTCCAAAAAAAAACTAATGCACCTTCTACTTGTTCTGCTTTCATGTCTAAAAACTTTTTTGATCGTAACCTCATACTTGTATTGTCGTATGCTTCTATAGAATAATATTCGCCTTCTGTTTCTGTGATAGGTCTATATAATACACTCATTATTTTGTGCATATTAGACTCTATACCTTGTTTTATAAAGTGTTCAATGTCTGCATATTCGCCTAAAGTAAGTTCTTCTAGATTTGGTATAAACCCATATTTTTGTTTACCTACTTGTATAATGTTTTTGAATTGACTTGTTTTTTTACTTTGTAAGTTACTAATAGCTTTTATTATAATTGTAACGTCTATAAGTGACAAAGAGTCAATCAACTCTTTTGGCATATCAGACATTATGTGTATAATTTCTTTTGTGCTTTTAGTTTCTGTTAATTTTTCTGCTTTTACAAGTTTTACCCACTTGTCAAGTGTAACATCTGACCAACTTTTAATTTTGTATTTGTATTGTTTCTTGTTTTTATTGACTTTGATTTGCATAATATATAATAGAAAATTTGTTTATTTAGTTTAAAAATGTATATTTGTTGATCTTATTTCTAATAACTCTAAGGGTTGCGTGTATTTTTATAATCTTTTTTGCAACCCTTTTCTTATTGTACAAAATATTTTCCTGCGTTAGGGTTGTCTAAATGATAAATAACGTTGTACCTTATACCGTCTATTGCGTGATTATAGTTGTCTACGTATAATTTAGAACCTTTGTCTGCGTATACATAGTTGTTTAGTTCTTTTACTATATTAACACTTTCAGGACTTACCACTAACTCAAAGTCCTGCATACGTGTTACACCACTTTCTATAGTACCCTTTTTTACAGGTCTTATATTTACGCCTTTGTGTCTTAGGTCTTCTATTAGTCTAGGTTCTGCACTATCTGCTACAATAAGTTTGTTACCTACTCTGTCAAGTATAATCTTTGCAAGTTCGTGTGTTTTTAGTCCGTTCTTATATATGTGTTCATGTACATATAATTTGTTCTTTGCCTTGTCAATAGCTACTTCAGTTAAACTGTCAGGATCAACAGAGAAGCCAAAGTCCATACCACAAGAAGTTTGTAAGTTATCAGGGTTAAATTTACCTATAGACCAATTTTCAAATACTACACCTTCTGCTTTGTCTAACCACCCACCTAATATATTATGATTGTATTTCTTTATATTGTTTTTTCGTATAGCTTGTATACGATCTAAAAAACTTTGTGATAGGTTTAGTTTGTTGTCTTTATAAGTTGTGTGTATATAACAAACGTTGTCTTTTATACCGTTGTAACTAGGTGGTACACCTCTTTCTTCAAAAAATCGTTTATATATCCAATGTTCTTTTGTAACAGGGTTTAATACTAATATAATTCTGTTTTGTACTTTCTTTTCTCGTATACTTAAATCTATAGTGTCAAAGGTGCTTTCGTCTATTAGTTCTTCTGCTTCGTCAAGCACCCAACAAGATATACCTTGTAAACTTTTTAAACTTGCAGTTTGGTTACCTGCAGACGTTTTTATACCTCTAAATAGTATGTCACTACCATTTGCTAAGTTTACCACCTCTGACTTGTTTATATCAAATATATTCTCAAAACCTAGTAAACTAATTTTTTCTAAAAATTCAGGTATGATTGATAAATGTGCTGAAACCATAGTGTAACGTGTAAACAATACCCTTATGTTTTTTGACATAGTTAGTAAAGTAAGAAATACTGTTACTGCAAAAGACTTTCCTGAACCACGCCCACCTGTTATAATATAATACCTACAGTCTGACTCAAATAGTTTTTGATATTTATTGTTCAGTTCCAGAGTCTACAAAATTTATTAACGGTAGGTGTAAGCTATCGTCATTTGTAGTTACGTCTACTCTTTGTTGTGGTTTACCGTAAAAGTATTCAAAGTATAATTTTACTGACCATTGTTCTTTATTCTCTAAACTTTCTTTTAATGCTTTTAGTGCTAAGTCATTAAAAGGTGTTAGTTTTTCTATTAACTTTTGTTCTTCAGCTTTTGAAGGTCTACCGCCTTTATTACCTTTTGTACCTTTATTGTTTTTTCTTCCGTCCATATAATTAGTTTAAATTAGTTAACTGATCCTTTTATATAATAGAAACTACTTAAATTCATTTGGTGGCATTAATATTACACCTAAGTCATTTTGTGCCCAAATACGTATTTCTTCACAATATAAAGTGAAGTCTTCTGTTGTTAAATTGCTTGTACGATCAGGTATAAACATATCTTTTAAATGTTCATGCATTTCGTATTTATGATACCCTGTGTGTTCGCAAAGTGGTTTAACAATACATTTCCAATAGTATCTATTTTGTTGGTGTGTTCTTGTCATATAGTTCTAAACGTTCTAATTCAAATCGTAGGTGTTCACGTGCTTTTTCTATACACTCTTTTGATGTTTCGTGTTTTCTGTTTGCTCTTAATAGATAACTTACTGCCGTGCCTATATTATAGTTTAATTCATAGTCTTCTATTATTTTTCGTGCTTCGTAGCCGTGTATTTTGCCTATATAATAATCAGGTATTTTTTTTGTCATCTTTTCTGTCTCTATATAACGCACCTGTTATTGTTTTGTGCTTAGGTTCTACTTTGTCTGTTCTTTCTGCAAGTTTCTCGTTTTCTTCTTTTGTTATTAGTAATTCAATAATAGATACACCAATAATAAGTATAAAAGCAATACCTATGATAAGTAAAAAAAACAAGATCATACTAAAGAATATTTACTAAATGATACAGGTTCGTTGTATCTGTTCTTAGAGCTGACAAACTCACTTTTTATATTATATCCTTGATCTTTTAGTTCGTATATTCTTGCTCCTAGTTGCATAATACCATATTCTTTCATAGCCTCTAATGCAGTTATACTGCCTTTGTCGTTAAGGTGTCTTATTATTCTGTCTTTTTGTGTTAATGTTTTCATTTTAATATTGATTTAATTTTTCGTAAAGTGATTTTATTCCTTTCCACATATTATGTAAACACGAACCACAATTAGTTGTGGGTTTATATTTAGTTTTATATATAGTGTTATACAATTCAACAAATCTTTTTTTCGTTTCAACGTCAGGTGCTTGACCGTCTTTGATCTTTTCCCATACACATAGTATTTCTTGTTTTAAGTGCATAGGTGAATTTTCATCATATTCTCGTTGTTCTGTTTTATAAGGAAACATCTTGTTTAGTTTCTCTTGTCTTTCGTCACAACCACAATCGTCCTTACCTACTGCTTTAGCTATCTTTTTTGCTAGCTTGTCTATTTTAGTAGCTGATGTAAATTTTTTTATAGTGTCTCCTAGACCTTTGCTTTTTTTACTCATTGAATATATATTTTAATTCTTTTCTTACTTTGTCTATTGTTGTGTATAAACTGTTTCTACTAATACCTGTCTTTTCTGCTAGACTATCTAACGTATTGTTTTCGTAGTAATATAATTTAAATATTTCACGATCATACCAATACATATTGTCTAGTTCTGTGTCAATATGTTCTAACTTTACATAATTTTTAGGTGCTTCTACTGAAGGTATGTTTTCTAATTTTTCATTTAAATTGTTTGTTATATTACAATTATCGTCTAGTCTAGTATAATACTTTTTGAATTTATAAAAATATTGACTTCTAGGACTATTAAAACTTCTTCTTAATGCTACTGCACCATAACGTAAAATACCTTGTTTGCCGTCTTTTTCATATATATTTTTAAGTGTGTCTTTATTCATTTGTAAGAAGTATAACATAAGCTCTTGTACTACTTCGTTTATTTCGTTTTCGTCTATTGTAAATGTGTAAGACATTTTTACAAAGTGTTTTCTACAATCACCTACTATTTTATATATTTTATTCATTACGTGGTTTAATGTCACCTAATTTATTTACTACTTCTTGTAATATTTCTGATAGCAACATTTGGTAAGTTCTTATTTGTGTTAGGTTTCTTTTGTTTTCAATACCTGCAAAAAAACCATTTGTCATTGTCGTTACATTGATCGGTATAATTAAAAGAAAGTCTGACCAATTTCCTGTGTGTGCTGCTATTTTATATTCGTTGTGATATTCAATAATTTGTTCAAGGACATCTAAAAAATTATTAAATTTATTTTTACTTGAACATTGTTCAGCAAAACTACATACGGTGTCTAAATACTTTTCAATTATTATTTCGTGTTCTTTATTGACGTATATAGGTTTCACGTTTGTAATTTAATTTTATTTTTTAATCTAAACCTTTTTCTTTTTTTAAGTTTTTAACAAGTGTTTTGTAATAAGTAATGTTTTCGTTGTATTCTACTCTAGTAATTTTAACTGTGCTTTTACTTAAAAATTCTAAGTCTTGTGCAGTACCTACACCGTATTCTTTATTTAATTTAAGACCGAATAACCATTGTTCACCCTGACTAAATATATTACACTTAGCACATTGGACTTGACAGTTTTGCTCGTTAAATCGTGTAGGTAAAAATTTACGTGATTGAAAATGTCCACATTGTAGTTTTTTGTAGTGGTCTACCTTACCACAAGTGTAGCATTGCGTTAATCCTGTGTCAGTAGCTTTACGAAGTCTTATATATAAAGAAAACCATTTATCTAACTCTTTTTTAAGTTTACTTATTGTTTTCACTATATTTTTTTTTGTAATACTTTTCTAGATATTTTATTATTTCGTCAAGTGTTATTATCTGACATCTAAAATCATTTAACTTTTCTTTTAACTCGTTACCAAATCTAGGTCTTATTTTCATTGTAATAAGTTCTGTTTATAGTAAGGTACTTTTTTTGGATCAGCACCTAATGTGTGTACTTCGTAATACGCTTCTTGAAGTCTTTTCTTGTGTGCCAAACACCACCTATAAAAAGTTCTAATGTTTAAAAAACTATCTTTTTCGTCTAATCTAACGCCTAACCTAAATGCTATGTCTACGTCTTCTATTGTTAAACGTCTGAATCTTTTATCTGTTTCTAAATCATAAGCAAATGTTTTTGATAATACTGCAAGTGTTTTGCCGTCTGTCTTATGTCCTAGTTCTATTGCAGTTCGTGAAATAATATCGTAAAGTTTTTCTTTCATAAGTATTGTTTACCCTTTTCGTATTCGTTTAATTGTATGTCTATTTTAGAAGTGCTTTTATTGTAGTCTTTGCTACGCTTTGCCCACGTTTTTAATCGTCTGTTAGTACACCACGTTTTTTGCATTTGGTAACGTAGCTTACCTGTCTTACTTGGTTCTGTCCAATAATCAAAAAATTCTTGTAACATATCATTATTATAATCGTAAGAAAAAACTTCGTCTTTAAATATATTAATATTATTATTTATTCTTATTTCTTTATTATTATTAATAGTTGTTGATTTTTTTAACTCCAAGTTGTCAAAATTTTTAACATCTAGTTGTTTAGTTTTTTGACAACTAAGTAATTTAAGTAATTCATTGTCATTTATTCTAAAGTGTGTTTTAGCAGGTATACCTTGTATTTTGGTTTCTACTATGTTATGTTCTTTAAGTATTTTGATTGAGTTTCTTTGTTCGTGTGGTGATAATGTAGTGTCTTCTTGTATATTCTTAGCAGTATTAAAAAACCAACGATCTACTAACAAACCGTTGG